TCCCTTCCCGAAGCGACGACCCTTCCCGTTGCGGCTGTAGGTACTTCGCTATCGGTTATTGACGTAACATGCGTCGGCGAGACTACTGCTCTATACAAGGCTGGTGCGGCCTCGCTCGCTATGTACTAAATTAGATACATTTAATACATAAATTTAATACATAAATTTAATACATAAAATTAATACATAAATTTAATACATAAATTTAATATACGAATTTAATTTAAAAAAAAAATATATTCGTATATTAAATAAAAATGTCTGGAGCTGTAGCTGCTCATGCTTCGTATAACGGAAGCGGGACCCAGGGTCTTGCTGTTACAAATAAAATATCTGCCAATGACAGTGACGTAATGTCTCTATTCTGGAATAAGAACGACACCACTAAGCAGCTTCTATATGGCTCGTCTATCATGGAGATCCCAACCAGTGGCGTATCGGGCACTACAAGCTGGGGAGGTAATCAGATTTTCACAGTGAATAACGACATTGATGCCCTCGGTGACCTATACATTCAGTTAGGTATTAAGTGCAACACGAGCCTTGGGGCCCAATTTAAAAACTTTGGTTTAGCATCTATCATCGAGCGCGTAGAGTTTCAGGTAGGTACACAGATATGGCAAACTCTTGAGCACGATGACATCCTTGCATGTAATTGCACAGAGCTCGGTGAGGGCGCTTTCAAGAAATTTGGCCAGGCTTCCAACGGTTTCCTTAACCCCAACGGTGTTATGTTAGATTCCGACAATGGGTATGCGGCGGCGCGGTACACCCCTCTTAATCTTAATGTAGACGGAAACTCGGTAACGCACCCCAGGGAGGACTCGAATGGCGATTACTTCAGTATACCATATATCAGTCAGTCTCATGCCGCGCGTCACTACACGGACTCCGGGTTAACTGAGTCTTCCAAAATTTGGCCCGGGACAATGATGGTGCATGATACCATGCGCCCCGAGGCTAGTATGTTTCTTCGGTTACCCCTATTGACAAAGACAATGGCACCTGAACTACAGGGCTTCACTGACAACTGTGAGAATGGTTACCTGATGGCTGCCGCTCCTCATCAGTCTGTTAAGATTAAGATTTACTTCACTGATGATCTTACTAAGGTATTCGTTCCTGGTGCGGGGGTTCCAATTCCTTCTAGTACCGATATTTCTATTCAGCCTGGTAAGTTATTTGGTCGGTGTATGATTATGTGTAACGAGGAGCGCGAGCAGATGAAGAGTCAGCCCGCCGGCATTCCTAAGCGTCTCAAGATGACCCAGAACGTAAATAAGAGTCAGACCCAGGGTCTTGACGCAAATTACAGTCTTGATCTAGACCATTTCTCTCTATACTCATCGCATCTTGTAATCGTCGTAACCGGCGATGCCGGCTGCGGCTTAGACACTGCGGAGCTCAAGCTCAACTCTTCGTCGTTCTCGGGTACAATTGATGGTCAGTTACTAGATGGGATCACCGCTTCATCTATGGGCTTAGTCTCTAATGCCCTAGACAACCCGGTTGACAATAATGTAAGAGACTCGGACATGTCTAATAAGGCTCTCTATGTCTTCCCCCTCGCTTCGCGTGCGTACGGCGGCTCGTCTGTACCCCTTAACCGTTTCGACAATATCCGCCTTGTATTGAATTTCTCCAAGGACGCTATTGTACGCACAGTTAACGTAACCTGCGTCGGTGAGACTACATCGCTATTCAAGGGTGGTGCGGCCTCGCTCGCTATGTACTAAATTAGATACATTTCATAAATTCCCATTTAAGATCTTTACATATTAGCGTCCAGATTTTTTCCTGTTCAAATAGTTTCTCCCTGCTTTTTAGAAGGGGGAAATAAATTAAATATTCTCGTTTATCTAATAGTTCAAAAAATTTATAAAGAGTATAAGAATAGCTTAAAAAATTCTTTCTTTCTTTCGGACAATGTTTCGCGAAAGGTTCTTGTATTTTGTTAAACATATCAAGTAATTTGTCTTGCAATTCCTGTGAAATAATCAACTGTTTATTTCCGGTTATTCGATGAATTATATTAGGGATATGTTCATAATACTTGTTTAATTTTAATTTTTTAAGAAATTCTTTTATTTTGTAATACGTTATTAAATTCTTATCTGTTAACCTCTCTTTTTTAATTTCTGTTATAAGCAAAGATATAACATCATCTGGTATGTGAGTACCTTCTCTACCTTGTATCTGCGTGATCCATTCCTTGAAATGATTGGTTCTCTTGTAACTATATGGTTTAATAAATTCGTGTGTCTCCGAGACATTCCATTCTGGTGTCATAGATACTGCATTTACTTCTGTTAATCCACACCCGTAGCATATGTTTACCCCAGACGAAGTATCCTGAAATGTATTACTTCCACAACTTTTGCATATAAACGGACTGTAAGAGTATTCTATGTGATTATTTTCACCCGGGAAACATTTTTTCATGTACATTTTATAATTACTTTCATGTTTTTTCTCTAGATCCACTGAGACGTATTTAAAAATACCGTCTTCTTTTTCGTCACCCTCTGTAAATTCAATGCCGTCTATGTTTTTAACGAAATCTATAGAGTTAAATAAATACTCGGTTAAATTTTCACATGTCTCTATATCTCTTATTTTTCTTATAAGTATATCAACCTTATCGTTTAATTCGGATATATTGTTTATATTTTTACTTAGTTTATTAGAATCTCTCATTTTAGTTAGAAGCGATAATTCCTTTTTATATTTTGTCAAATTATTAGATTCTTTATCTAAATCTTTCAATTTTTCGTCGTGTTTAGCACATATAGACATTCTAGAGTCACTATGGACCGTTTTTTTTGAGAGTCTAAATGCAACCATAATGTTTATTAATATAAATAAACTATTCTTTTAAACATTTTAATGATATAAAAATATAAAACATTTAATTTATATTAAATGTTAATTAAATTTAATTCATTACTAACCTATAGAAAACTTAAATTGATATGCAAAATAAATGGAATAAAATATGTAAGTAATTGTAATAAATCCCAAATTATACATAAAATAAACAGTCATAAAACGGCTGCATATATTCAACGCAGATTTAGAAAAGGTTTAATGAAAAACGAATCATGTCCTATTTCTCATGAAAAGATTACTTATCCTTTTATATCTATTAAGTTAGGGACATTCTTTTTTTATTATGATTTCGCATCATTTATAAAATACTTAAATAAATGTAAAGATTTTAGAGACCCTTGTACGCGGGCGCAAATCACAGATACAAAATTAAACGAAATAAATAAACTAATACTTTACTACTATGGTCAAAATACCACGAAAATAATCATATCACCAACCATGTTAACAGATATAGAGTTTAATATAATAACATTCTGCATGTATGATATTATAACAGAATTAAATAATATATCGGATTTAAGTATCGACGAGTTATATAGTAATATTCTTCCTAGAATTATTTATTATAGTCGGTTTTTACTGAAAAACCATAATAAGGAAAATTGTAGAATTATTATATCTGCATGCTCCAAGAGCATAAATACAATTAATACTAATACTAGTATCGTAACAGACTACCTGGAATCACTTTTAAATATATAAATTACAAAAAAATACAAGTATAAAGGAAGGAGGGTATAAAGAGTTATCAATGATGTGCAGTGTGTGCAACCCCAAAGAAAAATATGGCGACTGTATCTGTCATCCCAGCTTTAAAACATTTTTAGATGATTACGAGAAATTACATAATATGGATAAATATGAATCATTTGATATTATTAAGCCGTGGACTATATCTACAATGACTATATGTTGTAGTTTTAATTCTGTAATAAACTTACAATTATACCGGGATTTTTATGTAAAACACGGCGAGAAAAAAATATTTTATAACTGCATCAATTCATATATGACAGTGAAATATCAAAATAAAAAACGAATATCGATAAAAATTTTTAAAAATGGAAACATCCAACTTGCCGGAGTACTGAATGTTATTTCTGCTGCATATGCTGCCAGGAAGTTACTAAGGAGATTAAAATACGTCTCTGCATTTTCTATACCAGATGAAGCTTCAATTACAAAACTTAGAATATGTATGATTAATTCAGACTTTAAGATATCAAAAAATATCAAGCAAAAATCTGTATGTTCTTATCTAGATTGTAATCCAGGAGATTATATAAAAAGATATTCGTATAATCCAAGTAAGTATCCGGGTATAAATTTAAAATTTGAAGATCCGGATTCAGGATCTAAGTTGACTATCGCCATATTTAGACCAGGTAGTATTATTTTAACCGGGGGGAATGATATAACCCTATACTTTACAGCATTTACAAATTTACTTAAAATATTAGAAAATAATAATGACATCTTATATTAATATATTATGTTAACTATCTTACAGATAAATAATATAGTAGATACATCTTTAAAAAATGATAAGCACACAAGTGGCATTTATAATATGATTACTGAGTTTTTTAATACCAACGAAATTTTTGAAAGGGAGAGTATAATACTTACACTTATATATCTTCGTAGATATAAAAAAAGTAATTGTACTATAACCAATAAAAATGTTAGGGATTTAATCGAAACATGTTTAATTTTATCTAATAAGTTTATATGCGATTTTCAAATTTCAGGTTCTGGACCTCTTGAAAATCATGTTTTAGATAAAATTAAATGGAATTTATATGTTGATACAGAAGAATTTGATTACGTAAAAAAAATTACAGAGAATGCTAATTGTGTTTTAAGTTATTAATCCTGATCTTCAAGGTTTGGAAGCTCCTCTGTTATATCCTCTAAAACATCGGGTGAATGGGGTTCTTTAAACATCTGTTCCTCATGATGGTTACCAATCGGTTCTGGTGGGTACATAGCATGTTCAACCGGGGCAGGGCGGTCATTCATAAGTTTCATAGTTTTATCTACCGTTTCCATATACTTTTTAGTCTCGTCAAGTACTACGTCTAGTGTATTACCTTTCTTGTTTACCTCGAGGACGTCCTCACTTAGAGACTGCAGTTTTTTATAAACTCTATACATAAAGTATGTACCCACCACAATAATACATACAATGATGGATATGTATATGATAGACATATTAAGTGTAGAATTAACTGCCTCTAGTACAACAGGAGCCGTCTCTTTTGCCATTTAATACTACTACAACAATATAAATGTATAATATTAACGTAAAATAATTATTCGGGATCCTCTTCATTGTTATCATCGCTTACAACATCAATACCCTTGAAGAACATGGTCCTCTTTAGAATAATACCGGAACCTCTCGGATATTCTTTACTACCCTGTTGAAGAACCTTAATGCCGTTATTTGTAAAAATACCTCCATAATAATCCTTAGTAAACTGCTCTTTGGCTAGATTATTTTCTCTAATGTGTTCATTAAATTCCTGACAGAATACCTTCGCTGGTACATAAAATTTATCTCCGTATACAATCTTTCCAGACTTGAGAAAATTCTGAAGTGCGTTAGTCGTCTGTTCCATATCCTCCTTATTTTCATGAAAATACCGTGGCAATATATCCCAGATACCCTTGATGCCATGTTCGCGTGTAGCGGAATAATACGCGGAAATGCATAGCTTCATAATCGCGGGCATCTCTTTTGCCAACTTTTTGTCTATTGCCGTATCAGTTTTTACAACCTTTTTCCAAAAATTAACAACAACAGTACGCCTAGAAACGCTCTCTGAATTATTTTTATACCTCATGATCTTATTTCCTCCCATAGTCATGTGAAGTGTCCAATCAATAGTTTCATCATTTTTATACTTCTCGGAATATGTGTTTCTCCCACCTTCAACTAGGAGCTGCCAATCTGTCTGTTCCATTTTAAAATTTTCGGATATCTCCGGTGCAAGTACCATGAACTTATTGACATGAGGCTTAATGCCATATTTTGTATCAATGTTATTAGAAATGATACCAACGTCTTCCTCATCATACCATTTCTGAAGGATCTTCATTAGAACAGTGCTTTTTCCGGTTCCGGCTTGTCCAAGTAGGTACAACAAACATTGCCAATTATCTAGATCTCCAATTTTAAAGCACTTTCTACCCATAAAAACACATAGCCATCGCTGAACATCCTCTGGGAGTTCCTGATAATCCAAAAGACTTTTAAAGGTTGGGCATTTCTCAATAATCTTAAACCAATCGTCTTTGTGTTCATCATAATTATTAAATACCTGGTCGTGATACTTTGCCGCAACCGAAAAATTAGTGATGTACGGATGTTTTTCTCCATATGGGACAAATATATCTTCGTAATATGGGGCGTCATCGTCTCCTGATGTATTATACTTTGTGATGTAATTACCATTCTTAAATGCAAATAAGTGGCGGTCCTTCTTTAGTTCTGGAAGTTCTGGGCCCATAAACTCATTGAAGTATTTTTCGGCCGAATTAATGTTTCCGGCGGCCTGAGTAGCGTTTTTCCACTGACTGAAATTCAACTTATGATCGGTTTTTTGATAGAGATATTCCTTAATAGTGCAATGTTTCTTCCATGCGTGAGTATTGTTGCCATTTTTTAGAAATGGTCTGTATAGATTCCCTCCAAATTTTGAAAACCCATGTTCAGAAAACTGTTCAATCATATACAACAGGAGACATTGATATGCGGTTTTCTGGGATTCATCCGTGAATCTAGTATATTTAGAGATAACATCTGGGTCTTCATTGCACAATGGGTCGTGATTGGTCTCTGTGGTCTTGTGTAGCAGATATATATCACGGATTAGCCGTTCTCCATAAAATATAACTTCATATATCCTGTTCCACCTCCCCCTATATTCTTCACAGTCCGGGACAATCCTGTTAAATTTAGTAAAGATAAGTGTTGTTTCATAAATAGCCTTTTGTAATTCAAGCTGGAGAATACCGATATCTACGCTTTCTAGACTGTTAATATTTAAAGACCCATAACATCCGCCGATTATACCTGACATAGTTGTAGAATTAACTGTCCATTTTTTATCTAATTCTTCAAAATAGTTAATTATTTCATCTTTATCTGCATTTTTAATCTTATCCTTGACGTCATTGTTCCAGACGCGATTAATTTCAAATATAGACATCGGTTATTATAAGTTTATATAATATATTTTTTTAAGTAAATTTTTAATTTCAAATAGTATTTTTAATTTATACACGTTAAAACCCGTAAAAATAAATGTTTACGTATATAATAATGAAGACGGGACTTCTTTTAAAAGAAAATGGGGAAATACTTCAAACTAAATTTAAATCATCTAAGGACGCCTTTAAACTAGACTGGTTCCCAATATATACGAATTATAAGAAGTATAACAATTATATAGTGTTGTATAACCCCCTAGATGACGTAAATGAAAATATAAATGAAAATATAAATGTACTTCCATTTACCCTAGATAAATTTTATGGAGACATATTAGTTATTAAGATAGATGAAAATTCAATTGTTATTAATTTTACAATGGATTCTTATCTGAAAATTCTTTCAAAAATTAAAATAGAAGAAAATGAAATGTATTATAGTTCTGATCAGGACGACGAATTAATAGAAGATAGTGCTTTATTTCGCCTTTAGAGTTTTTACATTAGTAATTTCCCGGCCCTCTACGTATACAAAATTGTGTAGATATTTAGCCTTATCGTCTACTGTCATATTCTTCACATTATCTTGTTCCTCGGAAAAAAATTTATACATCCTATCATATACATCCGCCTTTGAAATTGTCTTGGTACTCTTAGACTCTTTCATTTCATACGAAGCATTATCTGTGTTACACATGTCTAGTTTGTTAGAATCCATGAAATTGAGTACGTCATCCTTTTTGGTCTGCTTAATCTTTGTTAGTTCCTTTATTTTATCTTGATAAGGCTTTATTTTATTCTTAAGATCGGTTATTTGCCTTTCGATGTTGCTAAATTCCGTAACGTCATTTTTAAAAAATTGAATCTCCTCATCAGTTACTGCTAGCATTTAAAATTATTAAACTTTTATAATCTATTTTCTTAAATTGTTTAATAATTTCAGATCCAGACTTATCATATAAAGTTGAAATATTATCACCAAGATAAACAATACTAATAAAATGCAGTATATTTTGATGGGGAATGTTACGCTGTCGAGTATTATTTTAAGTTCTTCTCGAGTATCATTATTTAGAATAGACGATATCATTTACAAAATGTATATATATTTTTTTTAATCACTGAACGCCCCATCGTTATCGTCTCCGTCATCAGATTCGCAATCTTCCACATCGAACGTCATATCGTTTATAGATTCAACTTCAGAACCGGAACTGTCATCATCTGATTTACATGATGCAACTTCATCTGGGTCGTCTATTCCATATTTTTGTAATGCCTGGTTAGATTGTTTTTTATTAATACTATACTGAATAGACTTAATGTGTT